GGTGAACAGCCTGCGGAATTCGTGGCCGTACGGCTTCTTTGCGCTTGGCACTTGTCCGAGGTTGGGAAACATATGAGCCGCGCGACTTGTAATCGTGCCCATAGGGTTGATGACGCCGTGGATGCATCCATCCTCCTGCACGCTGTCGATCAGCGGATACTTCGAAGACTTGCCACCAACGAGTTGCGACAGTCGCTTGTTGACCATCAGGAGCGTCGGCAGGCCGTCCATATCGGGGAACAGGTTGCCAATGCTCTCGATGACTTCTTCGTCCATGGCTGGCTTGCCGCCATCCGTGAACTTCGTTGGTCGCCATCCCTGCTCGATCAGCTTCTTCGAAAGGTGGTCCGAGGAGCCCGGGTTGAACTCAATCTTCTTGAGCTTGGTGACAGGGTATCCCACGAAGGTCTTCACCTTGCGGGTCTGCACGACGCCCTTCGCGTTGACGACAGGGTTGCCATCGACGTCGGTCTTGGGCACCTCGGTGATCGTCTCGTCACCCCAGTAGCCGGGGTTCGACCATTCCCAGTCGCCGTTCTCGTCGAGCGTAGCGACCGCAGGTTTGCGGTTTGGCTGCTTCGGGATGAACAGCGACTTGGTCGGGTCAGGGCTCACCGGTTGAAACCAGAAGCCATACTTCTCTTTGAGCTTCGTCTCGATGACGTGCTTCTTCCCAACCAACTCAGCCTGAAGCTCACCAGCGGCCTTGAGGTCGAAAGGCACTCCCGCCGTGTTCATGGCATCGCATACGCGGGAGATACGATGCTCAAGGGACAACGGAACCTGAGGGTATTCGTCAGGCTTGAAGTGCTTCCACATGTCGAAGTTGGTGGCGCAGTCCTGAGCCATGTATTCGAACATGTCTTCGTTGAACTGGCCCCACACGAAGTTCGCAATGTCACGTGGGTTCTCAAGGCCAAGCTCACGAGCTTTGGCTTCCATGATTTCCGCGTAGTCGCCCTTGGGGTTGCCGAGGCGATGGCCCCACGCAGCGACGCTGTGCTTTCCCTTGTACTTCGGCGGGAGCTTGCCTGCCTGCACCAGCGCGATGTCGGTCGCCTTGATGTTCGGAAACATCGTGCGGCTGATGACCATCGTGTCTTTGATCGCTGCTCCAGGTTTGGGGCTCCAGCCTTTCTTCAGCTTCTTGGCGAGCGGGATGTCGTGTCGGATGATGTTCTGGCCGATGATGACATCAGCCTTCGTCATTTCTTCCAGTGCCGCATCAAGCTCGTGGGGCCGATAGCCCTTGTACTCGCCTGTATCGACGTTGGTGATACCGATGCAGTGGAAACGGGTGGCGTTAGCCAGAAAGCCGTTACTCTCGGTATCCCATAGTAGTCTCAGCATTCTTTCCTTTCTCTACGTCGAGCAGAATTTGCAGGCGGTAGACTTCGTCCTGCAGTGCGTTGACGCGGGCTTCTGTGCGAAGCAGCCGCTGCACCTCCTCGACGCTCTTGCGGTCACCGAAGAGGTTGAAGCCTCCCCACGACAGACCCGTCATGTCCCATACGCGCATTCTGTGCTCCGTATTCTTTGGCTTTAGCGATGGCCCACTTGGCCATCTGGTAGCTGCGTTCCCTGCGGCGTGCCTTAGGGTCTGGGTTCTGAGCGGACGACATAGGCTCGTGATAGACGTCGTACATGATGCTCTCTGCCTGCTTGCTGGTCGCCCCGTGCTTCATGAGCATCGCGATGACGTCTTCAAAACTTGATATCATCTGTGTCACTTTTCTCGTGAGGGTCGAAATCGGGTATCTCCTTGCTGCGGGTCGCAACCTCGTAGCAGCCCTTCGCGATGTTCCACTTCAGCAGATCGGCTTCACCAGTCTCGCCAGTGATGCGGCACTTGAGTGAACGTATCTGCGCGTAGAGCTTCTCTTCCTCGTTCTGCTGATCACGCTCAAGGGCGAGCACGTTGAACGACAGTTGCTCCAGAGACGCGGAGCCGCGAAGGTCGTTGAGGCTGATCTGATCGCCGCCGTTGAAGTCTTTGCCGTTCGACCGCTTCAAGTGCACGATGGCGATGACGCCAACACCGGTTTCCTTCACGAAGGACGCCAGCTTGGTCATCAGGACGTCAATGTCCTTACGCTCGTCCATGGTCTCAAGACCTGAGACGACGATGCTGATATGATCGAGCACAATGAACTTGCAGCCGCTGGCCGCGAAGTAGCGCATCATGGTCAGCAGTCGGTCGCTCTCAAGCGAACCGAAGTGGTCGTAGAACATCATGTTGTCGTGGATGACCGCTTCTAGCGCGGCATCCCACTGATCGTCGCTGATGTGCGAAGGGTTCGCTATGAGGCTCTTGAGGGGCACACCGGCATGCAAGGCGCAGTAGGCTGCGACCGAGGTCTCGTTGTCTTCCTCAAGATAGATGTTGCCAATCTTCTCGCCGTGAGCGACGCGCATGTGATAGGCGATGGCGCGAGCCAGCGTAGACTTGCCGATACCTGAGCCAGCGCAGAGGGTCGTAATCTCCGCAGGGCGCAGACCCATCCACATGCCGTTGAGCTTGGGATACGGAAGGTCGAGGCCCTTACGCTTGCCCATGGCCTTCTTGAGGTTCTCTCGGGTGAACTCGCGTCCCTCCCTGATGCCATCAGGCCTGAAGGGTCTTGCGTCCCAGTAGGCTCGGATGATCGGCGCAGGGCCGTCTTCCAGCAGGGTCGCGTTGGCGTCCTTACCTGGAACGCTCATGATCTTCACACGGCCGACCGGCAGGAGGTCGCAGGCTTCCTTGAGGGCCTTCTGTCCCGGCTCGTCGTTGTCGAAGCACAGCACGATATGGTCGAAGCGCAGAAGCTTCTCCCAACTCGCCAGCAGCGCCTTCTTCACGGAGCCTGAGCCGTTCGGGAGCGAGCCAGTCGGATACTTATTGTCGAAGACTTGAGAGACCGTCATGCGGTCAATCTCGCCCTCGGTGATGACGACAGTCTTGCCCTTCGCGGGCCACGACCACTCGCCAATGATTCCGCCGTTGTTCTTGTAGACGCTGCCACCCAGCCACTTGAACTGCTTGTCGCGCGTTCGCGTCTTCTGGTCGATCAGCTTGCCCTGCTCGTCCTTGATTAGCTGGACGTGGACTGGCGTGCCATCCCAGAGCTTGCCGAGACGGTAGTCGCACTTGCGCATGGTGTCTTCGGTGATACCGCGCGCCGTGAGGGCACTGATGGTGGTGTCAATCGGATTGAAGGTGCCAGATGCCTTTGGAGACTTCTCCACTGCAGCAACCGGGCCTGCACCTTTGAACTTCTCGATGTCATTGCAGCTAAAGCACCAGCTTCCACTTCCGTCGTCATATGTAGCGAACGCATCCGAAGACTGTCCGCAGGGGCATGGCCCCTTAGTGCAACTCACTCCGTAGCCTCTCTAAGAACTCTCTTGCAGCGGCGTAGGCGATCACAGCGATGATCCCCCACGAGACGACTAGCAGCCACGAGAAACCCGTGGCCGCCATATTTGCGATTGCTACGTCCAACTCAGCGCACCAACTGGTAGGAGGCATACTGGCCTCCGATGCCGTCACGCTTCATGGTCATCTTGATCGGATAACCCGCGTTGCGCAGTTTGAAGATGACGTCCGAGAGCCTGAACACGTGGAACACGAGCATGCTTTCGTTGTTCGTGACCGTGCGATAGTTGCCGTTGCTGTCCTTGCTCTCAAGGTGAGCCAAAATCTTCCGGCACTGCGGCGACAGAGAGAGGTCGTTCGCGAGGTTCGGGGTGCCGATGGTCAGGGTCTCAGACATAGGGTCACTTTCTCTTTTTGGGTTTCTGGTAAGCCTTGATTTCTTCGATCCAAGCATCAGGCACGACCTTCTCGGCCCACTTGAAGCCGTGGTCGGTCGCCCATTTCCCGTAGGAAGTTGGGGAGCCCTTGTAGATGGGCGTCGATGCTCGGGAGAAGATGAAGCGGATGTCCAACTCAGGATGCTGTTGCTTGAGCAGGACGAACTTCTGTCGTTCCTTCACGGCAGCGTCTTTGGTGGAGACGCGAAACTTGCCGCCCGGGACCGCACCACCAAAGCGCCCTTTGGGCTCTAGGATGATCGGGCAACCGTCGAAGGAAAAGTCTGGAAGATACTTGGCCTCGCGCTCAGGCACGATGTACTTGATCCATTGGCTTTCGAAACCAAAGGGCACACCGGCCTGAGTTAGCTTGGCCGCAGCCTCCCGTTCGAGACCTGAGCGAAACTCAGGCTCGATGGTGAGCGCGGGTTTAGACATCAGAACGGGATGTCGTCGTCCGTGTTGCTGTCCGGTGCCTCGGGGGCCTCGGGCTCAGCGTCGTCGAGGTCTTCCGACCGATCTTCATCAGCATCGCCGCCGTTGTAGGTGTAACCACCCGCCTCGGCTTCGAACTTGTTCAAGACGCGGGTCTTGAGTTCGATGATCTGAATCTGGTTGATGTAGAGGTTGATGCCTCCACCAAAGCCATCGTAGGCGTTGACAGTGACGTCGGGCTTGATGATCGAG